ACTCAAGTTGGACCGTCTGTTGAAAACTTTGTACGTGAAATCCACCATTGGGCCAAAGAAGACCGTGAATTGCCTGGTAGAGGTGGTGCCACGGACCAATTCAAGGAAGTGGCCTTCGTCAATCCCCCGGTGCACAAACGTTCGGACACTTCGACTTTTCAATTCCATCGCGGCTCGACTGAACACCAAAACCGCAGTGGAGAATTTCAAACGCATGCAGAGGTGTTCTCGCTCTGACATGTGTGATGAGTATGATCGGTTGGTGCCCAACCCACCGACTTGGGGCGCAGCCAAGTTCGAGCAGTACTGTGAGCGCTCAATTCGCGAGTATTGTGCTGGAAGACCAGAGAAAGCTGTCCTAGACAAGTTGGCTGCCCACAACCCAGATCGTACAGGCTCTGACATTGTCATTTCACTTAAGGCTCAGGTCATCAAGAAGAGCGAAAAGAAAGATAAGAAAGAAGCCATGCCCGGCCAACTCATCCACGAGTTCGACATAAAACAGACTCTTGGAGACGCTCCGTTCGCCCTCTTTCTTGAGGACGAGATCATTTCAGCGTTTCCTAACAACTTTCTGTTTTACCGTCGAATGAGCCCCGACCAGTTCATCGATGCCTACCAGAAGACTTGGCGTGTTGGCAACGGTGTTTACGCCTCCGACGTGACGAGATGGGACGTTGGGTGTGATGCGGGCGTGCTCAATTTTGATCTGCATGTCATGAGGCGGTCCGGTTTCCCACGTTGGTACATGGAAGAGTATGCTGAACGCAGACTCAACGCTCGAAGCCAACATGGCCCAATGGGCACCATGCAAAACTCTGGTGATCGTTACACCTGGGCTTTGAACAGCGTGCGCCGTGCCGTTGTCTCTTCAATTGTGAACCAGATCCTGCCTGAGGACACAGTTGCAGTCAATGGGGATGACGCCGCGGTTGACCGAATGTGTGATTCAGTGACCTTCCCCGATTCTCCTTGGGTGTTCAAGAACATCAATGGCATGACTGGAGAGTTTAGTGGGTTCACTCTCGGTGGTGCTTCCCCGGAGTATTCTGCTGAAGGCATTCAGTACCGCACTCACATCTTGGAGTCACGTGACCCGAGTGCCCAGAACAAGTGGCAGAATTACTTGGGCCTTTTGCAACATGCTGACCCCTCTTCTGATCAAGCCATGGACGTGGCTCGTTCCGCTCATTTTCACATGGCACCTGAACTTTTCCGCGATTCGCTTCCTGTTGCACTTCGCTGCATGTTCCCCACCGTTTTCGGTGGAATGACTTCTTAACTTTCCTTTACTTTGC